ATATTGATTACATGATATTGAATGATTTAAATGACACTATATCTGAAATGGAATCCAGGGCTGAAGAATTTATAAAAGCCAGACCAAAAGAATTTATATCTGTAAGAGAATATAAGATTGGTACAGTATATGATGGAATGGTTTACCTTGGTAAAGGCGATATGTTCTTTGAAAAAACTCAAGGTAATAGAAATTATTATGCTAGAAATTTAGACATAACTAATAAACATATATTTATATCTTCTTATTTAATAAGTAAAAATGATCCAGGATGTTTTATGGACTGGTGGTCATTCGTTGCATCATTACGAATCAATCCAAAAATAAGAACTTGCGATAAAAGAAAATTTGAAACCAGTGCTATTTTAGAAAGATTAACAACAGAATTAAATTTTATAGAGGCTAATGATGGCTTATTTAAATTAAAAATAGATGGTATAATAGAGTTTAATAATGCTCTGTATAATAATACTTTACCAAGGTAACAATTATGAACTTAAGAGATGATAAAAATAATAAAAAGTTATTGAATGACTTTAATAAACATTCAGATAATCTTGCTGTTCTTATTAAGAAGAGACAAGACATATTAAAAGATGTTAACATTACTCCTGGTCAAATTTGGGAGACTGCAAATGGTAAACGAATTGTAATCGTGAATAAAAATAAAACGACAATATTTTTTATGCAAAAGGCTGGTAAAACTTCTATGAACTTGAACTCTAGAAAAACAGAACTATTAGAATCTGATCTGTTTAAATATATGGGTGCAGCAGGGGAAGCATTTACCAATGACTTCTTAGGATATGATGGTAGAAAAACTATAAGTGCAGAAGAAAAAAAAAGTAGAAAAAAACATGATGATAATGATTATGAGTGGGAAGTTGACACATCTTTACTATTTTAAAGGAAACTATTATGTATAGTTGTCAATTTCCAAACTGTGATTTCCAAACAAACGATAGAATGCAAATAGAACACCATCATATATATCCTAAGTCTCTTGGTGGAAGTAATAAAAAGAATAATAAGATATGGTTATGTCGTAAATGTCATGCCAAAATATATATACCTGGTATGAATAAAGGTATACACTATAAAAACAACGATACTAAAATACAATTGCTTAGATGGTTAGGCTCGACCGGTGGTAGAGTATTAGAATATAAAACATTTGAAGGGGAAATAGAATATTATGGCTGTCAAGTTAACTAATAAACAAAAAGAATGCGGACATATATATGGTGTATATATTTCAGAAGGTAAAGATATAAATTATATATGTGATACAACTGATGAGAAATATGCTAACGAAACATCACATGACATAATTATGTTTGATATGTGTCCTAAATGTGGTAGACATATTAAAAATAAGAAAATACCAAAAGGTGAAGACGATGAAAACATTTAGAGATATAGTTGTACCGCTTATTGGTAACATGCAAACTATAGTATTCTCAAATACAGAAGCAGACAGAATAAAAGAACGTTCTAATATTATTGCAGCATCAAAGGCTGGAGAAACACACCATCAAATAGACTATGCTCAACGAAATAGTAGATTTAATACAGGAATACTTGGTGAGATTGCTGTTGAATGTTACCTCGATATTAAGTTTGCTGACTTAACTGTTGGTGAATCAACAAGGTACCATGTTCCAGACATGAAAGATGCTGGACTTAATATAGGTATAAAAACATCATGTTACTTTAAAAATAATACTATACTTATACCAAGAGAAGGTAAAGATTTTAATCTTGAACCACAAATTGTAGTTATACAAATGGGAGATTTATCTGCTTTGATAGCAGGTTATGCTCCTGTACATGTACTTAGAAAATATAGAAGTGATGAATATCTTAAGGATCCTAGAGCTAGAAAACGTAAGACCGGGTTCTATGGTTATGAACATCTTATACCATTCAATAACTTAGAAGAATTAAAGAGGATACATAATGAAAATTAGAAATGGTTTCGTGAGCAACAGCTCAAGTAGTTCGTTTATAGTGTATGGTGTTAAAACTGACGATAAAATGATTAAAAAACTAAAAACACTTATAGAAAAGCTTGATGCTACAATTGATATTGATGACAATTATGAACTAATAGAAACATTAGAAAATAAAACTGATTTAAGTTTATCTCGTGGTGAATATAGTGAAGAGTGGCAAATAATTGGTAAACATATTACGTCATCATATAATGAATCAGTAGATGAAATTACAATGTTATCTACTGAAGATGAAGATAAAATAAAAGAAAAACTAAAGAGTATTGGGATTAGAAAATCACCAAAATATTATATGGTAGGGAGTCCTCAGTGAAAACACGTAATGGGTTTGTAAGTAACAGTTCATCAAGTGCATTTATAGTACGTGATGCTAAATTTGGATCTACATTTGAGTTAGCTGAAGCAATGATTAAATTACGAGAATGGGATAACGATGAAGAATTAGTAGAATCAATGAAGAAGATAGCTAAGGATGCAGACATTGATCCAAATATAAATGTAACATTTAATACATGTAACTATGAAACATTCATAGTATGGTGTCCTGAAACAAAAGCTTATGCTGTATCTACATCTAATAACCATGACTTCTGGAATATTGGTGACATGGGTGGAGGTCTACCACCTGAAATAAAAGCATTAGGTATAAATGATAATGAAACTATGGAGTATGAAATAAAGAAACATTTCTGGTTCTGGGATCTAGATCATGATATACTATTAAAAATGCCAAAAGAATATTCTTCATGTAAGGAAAGCACAGAACATTATAGTGAGAAATTTTATATAAATGGTGACGAATCAAAGATGGAATGTCCTGTATGTTATATAAAGAAACATCCAAACCAAAAATATTCTACAAAATTAATAAACGATGTAATCGAAAAGAATAGAGCAATAGCAAAGGGAAAGAAACAAACTGTAAATTTTAGAATTTAACTATTGACTTCTATGTTCATATAATATATATTATATAGTACACTTTTCGGAGGTCATATTGAATACAAGTTCAGCTAAAGCAAAAGGTAGACGATTACAACAATACATCGTTGATGAAGTTAAAAAATTATTTCCATCATTAACTGATAGAGATATTAAATCTACTCCTATGGGAGTAACTGGTGACGATGTTCAGTTATCAGAGGCAGCAGCTAAGAAGTTTCCATTTTCAGTTGAAGCTAAGAACCAAGAGAAATTAAATATTTGGAAGTCTCTCGAACAAAGTGATAGTGATAATAGAGATCTTACTCCGTTATTAGTATTCAAACGTAATAGATCTGATGTCTATTGTGCGTTAAAGTTTGAGGACTTTCTTAAATTAATGAGGGTCTAACAGATGTTGAATAGTAATGTATATATAGACTTCGGTATAATTATGGATAGTGATATTGATAGTCTTAAAACAGAATTAGATATGTTAATAGCAGCAGGTAAACATGTTTTCGCATGGCACAAAACTACAAGTGTAGAAGAAATGGCATACGTAGCAAAAACACTAGGTATATATGATTATATCTGGGGATATAAAGTCAAAGATTCCGTTCATTATTCGGGTGTTGATTTTATAATCGATCAAAGTGAAAAACTGGTCGACAGGTTCAAACGCCAAGGCGTACCTGGTAATGTATTGTGGAAGTTATAAATGAAAATTGAAGATCCTTATTCACGGTTAAAGAAAACTATTGATTCATATATCAAAAAGTTCCCTTTACCTGCACCAGATATTAATTTAGATAGATTTAGAAAATTAAGATTGCTTGAAACCTTATTACCTAAACGACAAAAAGAATATAAACAATTAAGAGATGCGATAATTATATCTAATGGTGGCTTCGGTATGAAGTATGCTATTAAATATTGCAAAAAAATTAATGATAACTCAGTGATAGAAGATGTGTTTCAACAAGCTCAGATAGGTATTATTGAAGCTGTTGATTTATTTGATCCAGAAAGAGGAGTTAACTTTACTACCTTCGCTTACTGGCATGTAATGAAATGTATAATAGAATTTATTAAAGAGAATAAGATAGTTAAAGTACCTAGAAGTATGGCCAGAAATATTAAGAATGTTAAAGAAACTCAGAACAGTTTATATACTGAGGGCTATGGTAAACAACCATTAGCATCAGAAATAAAAGAACGATTGATACAAAACAAAGGTATTGAAGTTAAAGAAGAAATGATTGAAGACATAGTTAGACTGATTGATTTGAATTCAGGAGCTACAGACGAAACATTTATTATAGGTTCAGTAGAAGATTTACCAACAGAATTAGAAGATAGTGAAACATTAGTATTACTTAAAACAATTATAATGAACGAACTAACAGACTTAGATAAAGATGTATTGGATATAATTAAGATGAGATTTGGAATTGATTATGAACGACCATTTTCTATACCAGAAATAAGATTAATAAAAGATTTAAGTGAAACAAAAATAGAAAAATTTAAAGATCTAACTAGAGTATTTTTAAATACTAGACAGTAGGATTCATGAGATGGTTTAATATTACAAATGATGGAAGTACATACGAAACACGTGGGTTTCCAGACATTGGTGCAAGTGCTGCAATAAGAAAGACAAAATTATATATAGAAGAGGCTGGTACGGAAGTATCAGTCTCTACTGTTTTTCTAGGTTTAGATCATGGTGGTGGTGATGGTGAACCTGTATTATTTGAAACAATGATATTTGATGGACCATTTAATGACGAACAACAAAGATATCATACAATAGAAGAAGCTAAAGAAGGACACAATAAAATGTTAGATCAAATAGCTGATAGTTATACGTATTCTATAATATCTAATCATGAATATTATAAATCAGAACAAGAACCAGAACCAGTAATAATTAAACCAAAAAGTAGACACATGGGAGCAATGTTACGTGGATAAATATATATTCGAATATGTATGTGAAGAAAGTGCAGCTCCTTATGGTGACACTTTATATATGATAAAATTAAATGGTGGAAAGAATATAACATTTCTTTCTATGGTTAGTAAGAAAGATGTATATGCTAAAGCTAATGAATTTATAAAATCATTACAGATGTTTGTTGACGACTATAATGTTGTTGCAAAAAACAGTACAAGAACTAAAAAAAATAGTAGAGGATTAAATTTGAGGTAATTATGATAGAAATAGAACAATGGGAACAAGATATATATAAAGATTTTAAGAAGGATTTCTTTGTTGGATCAGACGACTCAGCATATCCAATGTACTACGGTATGTCTATTCATGAAGGCTGGGCTAGGACTATACATACAACATTAAAGGTATTATATCATGGGTATTATAAAAAAGGACTAAGAATATTTCAAGTCAAACAAAAGTTTGGAACTCTTAGATTATATACTGAGCGAACAGATGATCATACCATGAGTGATAACGATATATATGAAGTAAGAGGTGTTGTTAATTTGACTGAGGCTATGTGTGACAGTGCATGTGAAGTATGTGGTAAGGAAGGAACATTACGCGTTGATGCCTGGAGAACAACTGTATGTGATGACTGTTATATTACGGATGATGAGGATAGATAATGACAAAAAATTTATGTCAGAACAATTCATTAAAAAAGGACAAGATAAACATGGTATTGGTACATATGGATATGATAATCTTATTTATAAAAACGATAGAATAAAAGTAATTATTACTTGTTATAAACATGGTGACTTTAAAATATTGCCAGGTAATCATATACAGGGTGGTGGATGTCCTAAATGTAATACATCAAAAGGAGAATTAAAAGTAGAAAATTATTTAAAAAATAATAATATTATATTTGTAACACAAAAACGATTTAACGGCTGTAAAAATAAACATACTTTACCATTTGATTTTTATATAAATTCAAAACATACATGCATTGAATATGATGGTGAGCAACATTTTAAACCCGTAGAATTTTGGGGAAGTGTTGAAGGACTTAAAGATACACAGAAACGAGATGTTATAAAAACAAAGTACTGTAAAGATAATAATATTAAACTTATAAGAATACCTTATACTGAATTTGATAACATAGAAAATATATTAGAAAAGGAATTAGTATGACTGGAGCATTTGTTCGTATAGAACGAGATGGTAAATGGGAAAATATTGAAATTGAACATCTAACAAAAAAAGAATTTAAAAAACATTTCGATGAGCATCCTGATGATAAGATGAAGTGGCTTATATTTCTTCATGATTATCTTGGTGATCTTGCTCACTGCTTAGCAGAGTAAAGTAAAAGGGAGCTTAGAGCTCCCTTTTTTATACTTATATTAAACAATGTTTTAAACTAACGAATGTGAGACCGCTATTGACTTCTAAATTTAACTATCTGTCGTTTCTTTTTAAAGTTAGTCAATGTATTTTCTAACTCATCTACATACTTCTCGAATGATTGATCTGTAAAAAGTAAAACATACTTGATACGATCATAAGGTTTATTCAATAACAATAACTCTAACACCATACATGCATGTTTACTTAGTCCCATTTTATATGCATCATTAAGAAATTCCACTGATGTGTTATAACTTTTAATTACTTTGTTTAATAATTTATATATTTTATCTTCATTAAGCATTAACTGTTCCTATGATAAGGACATTCTTCTATTTGTATCTTGATCCCAATTCTAAACAGATTAAGATGTGATGTTAGTGGATTACATATCGTATTATTAATACAATCAACACATAATGTTGGCACTATATCAGTTGATATATCTTCGATCTCAGTTGTGCCTGCATCAGCAAATGCATCTTGAAGTTCTTTTATATCCTTAGTACTCATTAGCATCTCTCCGCATTATGTATATTAAACTCTTCGATCTCATGACTCGAAAGCCACTTATCTTTTTGTAACAATCTCTTTGCTTCACTAAACGATATATCTAAAGCATCAGCAACAAATTGTACATACATCTTATTTAATATATGTTCTTCTTTTAATGCGTCAATCTTCTTAGTATATGGTAGGCCTTCTTCGCCTTCAACAATATGCTCATGAACATATACTCTACACTTAGGGAATAATACTCTCTTGTCACCAAGTATAAACATAAAGAAGCCTCCACTACATACTTCTCCAAGTCCAAATGTATTAACAGTATAACCAATGGTCGTTTTCTGATGCTCTATCAAATCAATCATTGCTAGACAATCATGAAGACAACCACCGGCAGAAGATATAAATAAATTAACTTCAGAATTTTCATCAAGATCTGATTCAATGAGTTTAGTAATAATTTGCTCACTCATAGTCTCATTTATATCACCGATAAGATATAAATTATGTTGGTTCTTTGATGGGTTATCTAAGCTACTTCTTCGTGTTAACCTCTTTTTTTCTGACGACATTTTTCTTATTGCCAGAGTTTGGTTTCTTTTTGACATAATTGCCTCGTTTAGTCATATTTTTCTGAATAGACTTCGCAATAAAACAATCCGCTTGCTCTTCACATACACATTTATCTATGTTCCGAGGCCAACCAGGATAATCCATTAGTTTAGCACATACCATTGGGGTAATTTTTGAGTTTAGGACTGGGCAAAATATTTTACCCTGAAGTCTAATGGGAACAGGACCACCTTGAGTATGTATCATTTTACAATTATAATGTATTTCTAGATGTTTGTCCTGAACGCTTGTAGTTAAGGTGGTATTCTTAGTCATTTTGATTCTCCAAGTTTAAGTTTATAGTTCCACCGCAATTATAGTATAAATCAAATCTAATATTTATAGTGCTAATAATTCTTTGATTTTCAATACTGGAAGATCCCAATTATAATTATCAAGGTAATACTTTGATAATTCTGGACTTACATAATCGTATAATTCTTTATCTTCCCATGTCTGTTCTAATTTCTCCGAGAAATCTTCTGCATTTATAATTCCCCACTCACCACGATCACCATGAAACCATACTCCATCGTTAGCAACTTCAGTTCCATCTAGATCTATTATTAAATCTTGTTGTACCTTAGGAGCTCCAGGGAGGTACTCTATGTGTCCTATCGTGTTCGAGGCTATGCAAGGTACTCCACATGCCATAAGTTCCATAAGAGGCAGGTCCCAGCCTTCTGCACGAGATAATGCTATCCCTACATTAGCAGATCTATATATTCTTTTCATTTGTGTTTGATCTGGATTAGGATATGTTAAGTATATATCACATATTCCATTAGAGTATACCATATGAGTCTGGTGAGCTTGGGTTTGTTTGAATCCATATTTTTCAAACTCTACATCTGTGAACTGTTTAGATGTAACATTACCACCAGTCTGAGCGAATGGATTGAAGGTGTGTGCTATTAATGCACACTCATTGTATTGCATATCCTCAAGGAATGTTCTAATAATTAGGTCGGTGTTTTTTCTTTCTTCTTTTTTACCGACTGTTATATATGTAAACTTACCTGTATCAATATATTTCTCACATGGTTCAGTATTATATAGTTTAGGATCAACACCTTCATGTATAACATGAATCTTATCTTCTTGTACTCCATTGGCCATAAGTATTTCTTTATGCTTCTCTGTTGGAGTGAATACCATCTTGGCTACATTTTGTAGATTATATTTAACATGGTCATTTAAGACTGTTGTTTCGAAAACTGAAAACGCAATCTGGTATACTCCCCCCACCTGGGTAACATATTCATCATGAAAGATATGTAAAGATGGTGCTGTGCTATCAAATAAACTATAATTTCCATGTAAATTCTCCAGATCTTTTGTGTAATAAGGATTAGGTTGTACTTGTCCAATAGTATTTAGACTTATATCAATATCATTATTAATGAATGCCTTAATCATATTGTTAGAATGTATACCATACCCCAAGTTATTTATAGGTGCATATAGATTAAGCATTTATACTTCCTCTGTTACATATAAAATATCTTTTTCATCCATTATTAATAATTCTTCTTCATCAATAGTAATTGTTGTACCAGCATACTTACCATAGTGAGCTATCTCATCTACATTAATTTGTGTTGCATCTTTACCTACAGCAACAACAGTACCATAAGATGGTTGTTCTTTGTCTTCCTCTGGAATGTAAATTAATCCTGAAGTACTATCTGATTTGTCTGCTTTTTTAATTAATACTTTTGTGCCTAACGGTCTTGCTTTCTTAGCCATTATTTTTTCTCCTTATTAAATAATTCTTTAACAATTTCTGCTTGTGCCATTACCAATAATAAAAAATGAAGCAGTATCTTCATTATCTAGTATGACTATTAGTTTTTTATAATCAATAAAAGTATTGATGACTTTATTCATAGCTATTTTTTTTCTTTGTAAATTATTGTGTCGCATGTATTACAACGTACTTTTTTATCTACTATTTTTATATTATATGAGTCAGTTATACCAAACACACCACATAACTTATCATTAGAGTGTATATCTATTGTAACATGTGCTTTATCCTGACAGTTACAGTTATGAGTGTTTGTTGCTTTCTCTACCATTATAATCTCCTATTATTACATTTATACTATAATATATAACATTTAGATGTACTTGTCAACCTATAAAAAGTTATATCTAAATTAATTTTAATATTTTATTTTTCCAGTAACTAAAAGTTAATGGTTCATAATTAAATTTCTTATTTGATATTTCATCACATAAGGAATTTATATAATCTGCATCAATTAAATTAAAATCATCACAAATAACTATTGGTAATCCTAATTCTACGAAGCTTTCAGTTATATAACTTCTTTGAACAATTGGAATACTTTTTAAGTATGCTGCAGTCCACGTTCTAACACAATCAATACCATTACCTTCTGGAGACAATATAAAGTTATGATCATATACCTCAGATATATATTTATCATATGTTAATCCACCATTAACTTTTACAAAATCATTATTATTAAACATATTTAATATTGGTTGTCTATTATTAATATTAGTATTTGGATTAAAATTAACGTATAATTTATTTGTGCTATCTTTATCGTGTAACAATTGATTACTTATAACACTGGTATTTTGTTTATTAATATTTGGAAAAGCTTGTCTATCTAAACCTGATGGAATTGGTATAACATTAGGTAGTGGTTCTACAACATTCCAACCAAACCAATACGTTATATTATCTGGTTTTCTATTATATTTATCTCGTGTTATAGGATAATCAGAATTACTAGTTATTAATATATGATTAAATTTACTACATCTTATAATATTAAACATTTCATCAATAAAATCAATCTTGCAATATAATACAATTTTTTTTATTAATATTATCTAGCCCAAATGTTTGTCTATGTAAATTAGTAGTTCCAAAATAACCTAGATTAATACTAGCATCTGATATACTCATCCATCTGTCACCATGAATATATTCTGATGTGAAATCAAAATCATTATTCATAAAAATTCCTCTCATTAATATAACTTTAAGTTATTATTATTATTATAATTATTAATAATACTTTTCCATACATCTGATATAGTATTATCGTTTTTTAATTTAGTATCATGTGACATATTTCCACCACATAAAGAACAAGCAATATATAATTGCTCCAAACATTTTTCTGTTGTAACATCTTTTAAATCTCTAATAAAATAATCTAAATTTGCAACTCTACCTATTGAAGCTGAACATCCACATGATGTATATCCGTATTTATTTAGAGCTAAGCCACAAGTTGCTCCTATTTGACAACTATTAATTGTATCAATATCCATATCTATTGGTGCATTTAACATATTAGAATACTCTAAGACTTGAAGTTTGCCATCAATTTTTTCATATTTAGAATACCGTTCAGATGAATCACTAATTGGTATATCTATAGATAGTTCTTTTATTTCTTTTAAAACAGATTTAACTTTCTCACCAGTACCATTTGTTATAATTCTAACTTTCCCAACACTATTTATAGATTTTAATAAATGTAGTATCTGTATAATATCTGGATGTAATGTTGGTTCTCCACCCATTACTCTAATGTCAGCCCAGTAATAATTTAACTCATTAGATTCTTTAACTAACTTTTTTATTTGATCTACTGTCATCATATCTTTTGTGGGAGCAGAGTCAGTTAATCTATTACATCTATTACAATTCATATTACAAAAACTTGTTAATTCTAGTTCTAAATAATCATACCTTGGTTTATGAATTATATTTATATTTTTGTTTTTACTATTTATATATTCTGTAACATCATTAAGATTATTATTCATATTATATCCTTAAATACTATTAGATACTATAGCATCAATAGCAATTTTATGTGTATTGTATGGTCTGATTGAATGTGAATCATAATAATAACTATCTTTTAATAGGTTTTTATCATATATCCAATTAGATCTATCTATTCTAAATCCATTAACACCATTTTTTCTTGATATTAATTCTACATTATTTATATTTTCTTTTTTATAATTAATTACTTTACTAGTTAACCATGTTTCATCTAATGACCATAGTGTACCTGTACCATAATGATCTTCACAATCACTGGTCTTAGACCAGTCAATCAGAGTATTCATAAAACTTTCCCATGTAACATCTAAGTTTAATATTTTTTTAAATATTGAAACACTACCAACATTATAACATATTGGTAAATGTATATTGTCTGACATTATTGGGTTTATATTTATAAATTTATCATCTGGAATTGATTTAATTGATTCTATAAAGTAATCTTTAGATAATGGTAACATATCTATGTCACTTGTTATAGATACACCATCTAATTGTCCTGGATACCATAGTCTTGAACATTGTGCTTGTGTAGAAATTGGAATACCATCAAGTATTTCCATATTAATTACAGTACCATATTGTTTAGAAATTAAATTATAATTATTTCCAAAGTATAATAATATTGGTTCTATGTCAAATTTTAGTTTCCATAACTTTGATACTATTGGCCAAAAATCAAGATATAATGGATTATCATCAGATGACATTATTGCATATTTTATTTTCATAATATTTCCTAGTATTCAAATATAGGTTTATCGTTTCCATAATCATCAACATCATATGCTTGACCTACAAAATATCCATCGTCTAGTTTTATTCTAAACGGTTTCTCATTACCATTAAATTTAAATCGTTCATCATGTGATATACAATTAGTGTTAATTAATGGCCATATTGTTTCCCATAAAAATATTTGATCAGAATTAAAATACTCACCACGATCATGATTTGTTGCTGTTAAATTATTAATCCATTCATCATATATTTCTTTAAAGTTTGAAAGAAAACCATTAGTTGCACCCCACATACCACCAAGTATAGGTACATTATGATATTGGTGATCTCTCATAACATGAAATGATTTACCACTAAGTTCCCAATCAGAGACAGCTATGGATTCTCTTAAATTTAATCTAGAATCTGTATCACGTATAATAAAAATATCAACATCTTCATCAAACCCTACTTCAAATCTCCAAGCTAATCCATTTGAACCAACTGATTTTGTTTCTTTAAATATTAATTCTGCTTCAAGTGATTTTAATTGATTTATTATACTCTGCGGCACAGTCTCATCATAATAGAATCTGCATGTCCATCCAGGATATATGTCGTCAACAAGCTCAGCATTACGAACAGCACCAACAGTATATTTTGGATTATCACCCCACAAACTATATGATATTATCTTATTCATTAGAAATTTTTAACCTCTCATGTATTGGTAATGTTTTTCTATCAATATATGTAGATTTATCTTCTTGCTCTTTACATAGAAACGATCTATCTATTGCATCTGTAGCTCTATGGTTATTACCATGATGCCTATGTTCAAATATTATTTCAGGTTTGGTTTCTCTCAGATCACGAATAAGATTTAGTTCTTTAAGATTATCATATAATTCATTATCAGAATAACTATGATTATACGCTGGATGATATATTATACCATTTAACTTTCTAAGTGTATACATATCCATGATAGGACATGTTACAACAGGACCATATTGTAATGTATCATTATATATTACTGATCCAGTATAGTCTTCAAATAAATCAAGCAATATAACATCCCAATTTTCTGGAGGAAAGAAATCATCAGAAGCAAATATAATTATATCATTGTCTGGAATAGAACTATCAGCTACCATCTTTGATAGATTATAACATGGCCACGTTACTCCGGATCTTTTACTTTCAATTAACATAAGTTTAATATCTTCATAATCGTTAAGTTGATTACGATGTTCATCCTTATCAACTACAACATATGTATCAAAATTATCTTCATCATCAGCTTCTAATATCCAGTTATCATGTGTACTAATAAATGTCATAGGTCTAGCAGTTGCCCATAATATATGTATCTTACTCATCTATTGGTATCCTTTTACCTAATGTAATATAATAATCATCAAGGTCTTCTTTTAATTCATCATTTATTATTAATGATGTAAAGGTTTGATCGTGGAACGCCGCACTACAGTAAGTACCACCAATTCTTCCTATGTGATTACTTCTACCAAGTGTTGGAAGTAATGTATCTAGATTTTCAGTTTTACAAATTGCTTGTACTGACCAGTCCCATCCTATAGTATGTGGTCCCCAAACCCTTTTATTTATTTCATCATCAAACCAGATTGGTGCAAACCATTTATTCCAATTTTGTTTAAATGTACACCAACCTAGACCATTAAACCTAGCATGTTCAACAATCTCTTCTGGTTCATCTGATTCACTTCTATAATTAAATAAACCATAAGCTATATACTTAGTTGGATCAGAATTATAATTTTCATAATACCAGTTAGCTAAATCTAATGCATCTGGTGACAAAATTAAATCATCTTCTAAATGTAATACAAAGTCAGCATCATCATTAAACGCTCTATCTAATACATTGTATGGATTCTGTCTAACACCAAGTATTGTATCATTAATTATAATAGATGTCTCAATAAAGTCTATATTATTAATAACATCAATAACTTCTTGGTTTGGTTCTGAATTAATATAAAGTTTCCAACCCTCTAAATTATTATCCTTTAATGAATTAAGCATTTGTTTAAGATAATGTGGTCTGGTAGCCACTGGTAATGTTAAAATTTTCATTATAGTAAACCTTTAACTTTCTTAGTTAATGTTTCAAGCGAACATTTCTTTATAATTCTTTCTCTAGCAGCAATACCTTTTTCTTTTACTTCATCAGTATTCATATAAGCATATCTCATATGATCTTTAAGTGATGCAACATCTATATTAAATATAGATCTACCTTGGTAGTGTTGATCTCTTTGAAGTAATGATTGATCTCTAATAGGTTGAGTAGGATTATCTTTATTTAAAGAAATCATATATCCACTCTTTCTATTAACATAATCTACTGGTCCTCCACAACGTGATGTTATTTGAGCAAGCCCACATGCCATACTCTCAGCAATAGGAAGACCAAATCCTTCACCCAGGTTTGGAGATACATAACAATCACCAGCAGTATAAAGACTAGGCATATATTTATCTTCTAACATATTTGTCATAAATAACATTGGTGCATGCTCTATTTCTTTAGATTGTGTCATGTATAACAATTCATTTATTGCATCTAATGGAGCCTTTGGATCTTTAAAATTATTATTTGTTAATTTAATAATTAAAGAAACGTCATCATCTTTATCAAATGTTTCCATATATGCTGGAAGTAATAGGTGTAACCCTTTTCTAAATGATAGATCTATATTTACAACAAAGTTAAAAGCTCTCTTATTACTTATGTTTAAAGCTGGTACATCTGGATTAAACTTATCTGTATCAATAAGATGTGGTAATACTTTAACATTTGTTTCAACACCAGAACCAATGAACCCAACCTTATTAAAATTAGATGCTGTCCATATCTCATCATACTTTTCATTCATCATACCAACATAGTTAGGATGTATGTCTGTTGTTTCTGTTGTACAGTATAGTATATGTTTGCCACATTCTAGTTTTGGTACAGTTAAACCATAAATTAAACTGCCAACATCTATAAATGTAGAAGTAGCAATTAGACTATCATCATCTTTAATAACTAATGAATCTATTTCATTGGTTAATTCTTCAGAAAATCCTACTTTATCTTGATCAGGATTAGTGTTAACAGGAATGAATTTAACATCATACTCTGCTGATTGTAAGACTTTAATAAGTCCTATACATGCAACACCAAAACCTGATTGACTATAAGGGCCTCGTACTATTATATTTTCCATTTGTAATCCTTAATCGTAAAGTTCATCAATATCATTTGATGTGGTATCAACTATCTCTTTTTTATACCACCCTAATGCTTCAAGTGCTTCTTCATTAATATTTTCAATGTCAGCATCTGCACCAAGCACTAACATAGGATTTGTTATTCCTGCATCCCTTAACATTTCTGCTAAACTATTAACTGTATCTTTAATAACATCAAAGTCTGCTTCAGTTTCTGCACGAGTTTTAATCTTAACTGTAATGATATCTTTTTCATTAAGTTTAATAACTTTTAACTCATCATATATTTGTTTATTAGTTTTCATCATTAACCTTCCCTAGTGGTTTACAATCAATATATAATCCCATATACTTACTTTCTTTTGGTGCACTCACTGCCTCAAATAAATTATAACCTTCTTCATCAACAATATATTTACCTTCTTCATCAGATGCTGTAAATATTGTACCGATTTCAATATCATTAATAGTTATAACTTCGCCAGCTTTTTTAAAAAATTTACGTTCCACGATTATACCTCTATCAATTTAAATGAGTCAGCGATTGGATCTATTGGTAAATCAGTTACATCTTCAGGTTTAATAACTTGTATATCATATCTACCATCTTCTAAATTAGATAAATCAATACTTTCTATTTTCTTTACCCACATATCACAAATGTTTTTCCAGTCTAATTCTTTTGCAAGTTTAAGAGACTTACGACTAAATTCTCTACACATTTTATCTGAATTATATAGTAGGCTTAGTTGTTTTGCAGCATGATCAACATCAGCTATACCTTTAATATGATTAGTTTTTACTTCATGTATCTTAGCAGCAAGTTTAACTTTTAAAGCAGTACCATGTGCCCAGTCACCATGTGCTGAGTAATCAGTAATAATATTAGGTACTCCAGCAGCCATTGTTTCTAAGATAGGTAATCCCCAACCTTCAGAATTAGTTAATGTCATATGAACATCATAAGAATTAAATATTTTATTAAGTACATCTACTGGAAGACCGAATCCAGGTGCTAGATTATTATCAAAAATACATCTATCTTCTACACCATAATATTTAGCTAACCATTGTAGATCCCAACCAAGAGTATCTTTCATAGCACAATGAAAATGTATTAATGCTTTTTTTCCAGGTTTCTCATATTTATCTATGAATATTCTTAGAGTCTGAAACATTGCATCCATTCTTTTTCTTGGTTGATTTCGTTGCACACAACCAATAATAAATACATCTTCCTTCTCATCAATACTATAAAATTCTTTTCTGATTTGTTTCTTATCTATATCTAATGGTTTGAATTGTTCATTGTCTACACCATGTGGTATAACATCTATATTAGATGCAATTTTACCATCCATAACTATTCTAGTTGTAGTATTGATTGTTTCTTTTGCCCACTCTGTAAATACAACAGTTTCATTAGAATTACCTAAGAATTGTAATGTATTAATTGGAGGCATGCCTGGTTGTTGTGATTCGATTTCAACAGGAAAACATTCACTATCTACAGCAAGATAAGGTAAGAAGTAAAAGTCTTTTCTATTTCTTAGAAAATTAAAACTATAAAGTGCCCACACATCATTAATAGGTATAACAATATCTGGTTTAAAATGTTGAATAACAAAGAATGCTGAATCTTTACCAAATGTATCTGATGGTGCATTAGGTGCTTGTGGACACATACCATCTATTTCTTTTGTATTAAATGATGGTGTTATATTTTTAAACTCACCAGTATTATGATTATAATATTCAATTAAATGACCACGATTACAACATCGTGTATGATCTTTTAATACTGAATAATATGTAATTGGGAGTGTACTTTTTGCTGGATCTACAGGTACATCTGCAATACCTAATTGTGCAATTTCATATTTATCTGATAAATGTTTAATTAGATTTGTAGTTACAGTAGAATAACCAGTTTGACGTTTGATACTATCTGATATTATCAGAATACGTTTCTTTAACGAGCTCATCGTCTATCCTTGGTTAGGGTTATATAGTTGAATTAATTTGAGTTACTATCTTTTCGAGATCTAGATTTTGTAGTTCGTTTTGTCTTAGTGATGCTAGATACATCTCCATCTGAACTTTGTTCTCTTTGTGTTTTTGTATTGTTAACTGTGACAGCGTCATCTCTAACTTTAAGAGTTTCTCCATTGCCACTTTTAATTCTGAGCTCTTCTGATTCTGATGTTCCATCAATCTTAGGTTCATTATTAATCACCTCTTCTAATATAATTGATTTAGATTTACTTGTCAAGTCTTTTTTTGCAGGACCGATAATAATATCATTTTTTCCTGGAGTATCATTTACTGGTATATATATTATCTTATTCATTATTACCTACCAAATCTGCTTCTAATGCTTTAATAAATTGTCGATATACTATTCCAGGTAGTTGTTTATTTATATTAAATAAGTCATTGGATGTAACTTTAAATAAATTACCATGAATTAATTTAGCATATATTATTAATTTATGTTTAGTAGACAGTTGAATAAACTCCCCAATTAATGAGTCCTGAACGAAATCAGGAAGCTTATCCACATCTATATTATTTATTATATCTTTACTCATATTTATTTTTGATTATCTTCAAGATCGTTTGAGCTCTTTACTGAATCATTAAATGAATTTTTTAATTTTTCATTATTATATACATCAGAAAGTGCAACTCTTTTGTTATCGACCAATAGATAATCTTCTCCATCATCTGAATCTGCTAGATGACCAATTAACTGTCCGCCTTTTGTTCTTATTTCACAACTCATAATTATAACCTTTCTAAGTTACTGATTAGCCTAGGTTTACAATGTTTAACTAAACATGTTAGACATTGATGTCCAGGTCTGTGGGCTTTCTTATTGATGTTCTGGGATAAAAACCCGTGTTCAATAGTATAGTCCGAATCATTGTATTTTATTAAGTAATAGTTATTTGTTGGAATAACAAAGACTAACATATCATTTGATAATCCATTTACTTTATTATATAACCAATTATTAAATCGATTATGATATAAAGTATAGTAGGTATCTTGGATACCAGCCGTGGAAAAGTCCACGTTATATTCTTTATTCTTTTGTTTGATTTTACAACCAATATAACCTTTAATTTTTCCTCTCCAGAAGTATTCATCTATAATATTCTCCGGTTTATTATTAATAAAAAAAGACGTAAGAGCCTCTGCACTATCAAGACAGAGACCCTCAAATTCTTCTTTATCGCTGCTATATATTAGCCTTTGTCCGGCGAAATTCCTATCTTTATACTGTTCAATAAAAATATTATAGAAACTGTGTGAGAGACCAGTGTTGCCACATTTTTTATATTCCATAACCATTTTGTTGAGGGTGATCCGTAACGCTTTTGCATAATTATTCTCCTGTTTATAATATGAACAACCAAAAATTCTGTTAGTAAATGTTTCACATGACCATGACATTAGAATGATCCTCCACCAAAATTCATAGTTCTTTGTTTAGTATTCTTTTTTAAACTTCTCCACTCAGATGTACGACCCTCTTCAAATTGCATATTATATGAATCATATTTATATGCTAACTGCTCTGTCTTACCATTAATTTTATTCTTTGCTATATTAACTTCAATCCATGGCATAACTGTTTGAGATCCACCATCAATTTGTTTTGTATGTGTTATAGTTGTATTCTTATTAACTTGATAATCATTATGAATAAGTCCAACAACAGTTGCATCATAATCTAATTTATTTGATCCTTGCATATCTTGTCTTGTTGGACGATCTGTTTCTCTCATAAGTTTTCTAAGTTCAACAGTAGCCATAATATTAATATCATTTAGATCAGCTATATCTTTAATTCTAGAAGATGCATCACTAATAGCATCCATCTTTTTTCCCTGTCCTTTAACATCCATACTTAATTTATGAAAGTTATCAAGTAAGAATATCTTTTTATGGTTAGGAAATTCTTTACAAAACCATTTAACATGATTCTCTAATACATCAACAGTATTACCTTTAGTTGTATCAGCAATAATATATCTGTTTGATATACTCTTTAAGAAATCCATAGCTTCTACAAATCTTGCTTTCTTTTCAGGATTAAGATTTCTATATTGTCTTATTTCAGAAGTCGATAAACCTGATTTTACAGCTAACATTTTTGTACTTAATAAATCCATGTTATCATCAATAGACATATAAAATATTGCCGCATGTGGATTCGCTTCAATAATATCTAAAGATAGTGCTGTCATGAATGCAGTTTTACCTGCTGAAGGTCTACCAGCAAACAACATAAAGTTTGCCCACCATGGTATTCCATCCAAAGTCTTCTCAAACTCTTTAAAGTTAGGAGCCTCAAGACCATACTGATAGTCACCAGTTACAATCTTAGTTTCAAGTGCTTCTAATTCGTGAAAGTATTCAAGTTTCAAATCTCTATTGTTATTATACTTATCATCAATAGTATTGATCTTAGAATAAGCTTCTCTTATAATAGACTTAGTATCAGAAGTACGTCTACGAGTTAGTTGAATCTGTACATATTGATTAACATCTCTTAACGCTTGTACATATTTATCATCTTCTTGATTAACTAATGCATCAACATCACATTTAATATCTGTTTCTGATATAGATGTGAATAGTGATAACTCTCTAACCATTCTTAATCTAGCAATAGAACTTGTTTCTGCCGCTATTGTAGGAATAATTTTCTGTGCTACCACAGTCATATCATCAGAGTAACTACTGTGTTTCAAAGACCATGCAAATGGTGTGATTCTTTCATAGTCTAAAAATGCTTGTAGACCATTATCTCTTACATATGAATCAGGGTCCATATCTCTTGGTAAATCCATTAACTTAAGATTGAATCTACTATACTGTCCCATTCTATCGATAGCTATTCTAGTACCATCTACTCCAGCCTTATCACCATCTAAACATATAACTATATCTGTTTCATTATCAAATAATAGATCAACATGTTTTTCTGTTAGAATTGTCGCACCTATTGCAACAACTTTATTAAGACCACACTGTCTAAGATACATTGCATCTAGGTATCCTTCTACTATATATAGAGGGCCACTTGCTTTGATACATTTTTCATAACCAAATAATATCTCACCCTTTTTATATATATCTGAATTAGGAGAGTTAATATATTTCTGATTAACATGTTCGTTTGGTGCATGTCTGCAATTTCTTGTAACAAAACCCACAGTTTGCTTCTTAAGATTCTTAATAGGTATAATGAAACTATCTCTATTAAATAATCCTTTATTAAGAAGACCTTTGGCATTTAAAAATTCTTCATCTTTGTGACCAAGTTTATCTAAAGCATCTGTATAATCTTTATAAGATGTTAACACCCCTACACCATAATCATTCATAGTTTCAGGTGAGATATCTCTATCAAGTAAATGTTTTATACCAATATGATTGGCTTTTAAATCAGTTCCATCGTAACACATAGAGTGTATAACTCTACCTGCATCTGAATGTGCTCTGAATGCTTGAAACTTTCTACGAGTATCCTCATCTACTTCTAGTGGTGAGAAAGGTATATCATACCTATCACATAGAGTTTTAATTGTTACATCCCAGAAATCTATTCCTTCTAAAGGCATTTGTTCTAACCAATGAGCCGCAGTAAATATATTACCATCGTGACCATTACCAGAGAAACAGTGAAACACTTTATCCTCTAGTACATTACCTTTATTAATAGAACAACTTGGATTGTGGTCTGGGTGATCTGGATGTATACATGAAAAGAATCCAGCGTCATTGATTTGAATGCCTTGTGATTGTAAATAATCTGGCAGTTTTGAAAATAGTACTTGTATTACTTCTTGATATTCCATTTGAAACCTCACTTATGTTTTTAATTTATACATATAATATATATCATTTATATCTTGATGTCAATACATATAAAAAAAAAGAGGAGAAACTTTTCAGTCACTCCTCTTCTACCGTTGCCGATTACAAATCAGCAGGCGGGGCTTCTTCAATAAAAGAAATTAAATCCTTTAAGTCAGCTTCAGTAAGGTCTACAAGTGATTTAAATGTTTTACCCTCTGATTCGTTGTACTTAGGGAGATACTCTTTAAGAAGAACCTTTCCTTTTTTTCCATCTTTTGCTAAAGCTTGTACGGCTTTAATGGTTTCTGGTGTGTAAGTTGCCACTTTACTATAGGTGACATCTGCACCACCTTTATTAGCATTATACCTTCCTGGTGTTGGTACATGTGTATCAGTAACAGGAGCACTTATAATAGGCTTGGTTGGAACTCTAACACCATTTAAGTTATTGATGTGTTCGGTAAGATCCCAAATTCGTTTACCAGTATTATCAGCAGGAACAAATTTATTTCTATTATCTTTCATAGCTTTTACTCTTTGTATTTTTTTAGAGTATAAAAATCTACCTACTCCCCACTTCACTGCCGCTCTTTTAAAAGCATCAGACACCTGACCTTTTTCTTTCTCAGTCATAGACTCTGTTCCACAGTCAGTCTTCCAGATCCAATCCTTCTTAACCTCATCATATATACCTATAGAACAAAATAACTGTCCGTCTACAGTTAGATACTGATCTTGCCAGTTCTGTGGCCCAACCACATCATCTAGTTTATCTTGTACCTGACGTGAATCTACATAGGCAACACATGTACAACCACGCTCATTAGCTGTTTGTACTTTCCATTTATGTGGCATCTCTGCCTTCAAATTATTATAATTAATTGTCATCTTTTCCTCCAGTATGTTAATTAATCTATACTATAATATATATCATTTAGTATTGCGTGTCAATACTTATTTTAAACTTAATGCTTTAAAAGTTATTATATAATTATTAGTATCATTTATAGACGTCATCCAGCAATTTTGTACTGTTATATTACTATCTTTATGATCATTTATAATTATTTCAAATTGGAAATCAAAGTAATCTATTCTATTTATATTATATTTTTCAAATTCTTCACGTTGTATTTCAATTTCGCCGTCAATATCATGTACTCTTGATGATAGATAAGTTGTATATGATTGTTTACAACAAATATCACACCGTAATACATTTATACTATAGTCTAATATATTACATACTATACCATACTTTTTTTCTTGTTCCCGTTTTTGGACGGGCTCATCCTTAGTAATTACTCTTCTTAAGTTCATTATTTTATTCCTTTATAATCTGTTACCCACTCATGTGTTGACCGTTCTCTCCAAATAGTTGTCTCTTCAACTAAATGTTTATTCCACTTATTACTCATAATCCTATCATCTAGATATGTAGGACTCACATGCATATCATAATCAAAATTAACTTTAATAGCATGCTTTTCTAAAGCACCCATATCTCTTCCTATAACTCTCGAGTGCCCCCAGTGATGGACTGCGTGACAGTCCGCACACAAGCATTCAAACTTCTTTAAGCTTTGTATTTGATTGTCTTCATCATACTCCCATACTTCGTGACAATGTGTATACTCTCTCTTACTCCTATCTTCCTTCCTTCCACACATCTCACACGTAAAATCATGTTGTTCTCTAACGTATGTTGATATAAGTTTCCAATCTAAATCACTACAAGCTTTTCTTAAGTTGCTTCCCCAGCAAGTCTTAGGTACTAGTGTTATCTTAAGTTTCATTATATAGTTTCCCTTCCTTCCATCCCTTTAATTCCGTTGGTCTAAATATATGTGTTTTAAACATACAAGTCAAGGACTTTTTTTATTATACTACTATTGACAAACATATTTAAATGATGTATATTGTTATAGTACTTATTAAAGGAGAAGAATTATGTTTATTAAAGAGTTTTTTAATGCAGATGTAAAAAGAGTAGATGGAGAACGTCCTCCATTATATAGAGAGCAGAACGTAGGTTGGCCCTCTGAGTCCCTAGTAACACTAGGATCATTCGCAGTAGGTGAGTGTAGAAGATCTCTATTCTACAAGGCTCTAGGAGTGCCGTACACTAATCCTATGCCAGTTTATGTTCGTAGAATTTGTGATGTTGGTAATAGAGTAGAAGATGTACTGATACGAAAATTTAAAGACGCTAATATGTATCTAAAAGATCAAACAAAAATAGAATTTATTATGCCTAACACACAGAATAATGTTATATTTAGTGGTAAGATAGATGTAATCATTAAAGATGATGGTATTATAAAAGGTGTAGAAATTAAATCTGTCTCTGGATATAAAGCGAGTAAGATATTTGGAAAAATGAAAGGTGCTCAACCTTTACCAGCTCCTAATAATCTTATGCAAGCAATGGGATATAAATACCAAGCAATGCAAGGTGACATTGATGGTGTGAAAGTAGAACAAGTATCATTACTATATATTGATCGTGGTAGTGACGATCTGTTTGAATTTATAATTGATCTGGATGACGAGGGATGGCCTATAATTACTCCAATTGATAATAAGGGTATTGTATATCCTACTATACGAACTAAGGATGTGGACTCGTATGATGTGTTAGAACACCATTCAACGTGTGCTACCTCAAAGCAAAGTGCATTAGCTGAAGTAAGAATAAATATCAATGATGTGTTTGCGAAGTTTGACACATCTTATTCATATATAAGAGAAAAAGAACTACCTCCAGGCGATTATAGCTTTCAGTATACTGATGATCAAGTCGAGAGGGAGCTTCATTGTGGTAGGATTTCTAAAATGAAATACAATAAACACATTAAGGGAACTGAATTGTGTGGTGATGCTAGATGTGGATTTTGTAATTATAGAAATAAATGTCTGGCTGATTCAGGTATCAGACTTAAATAATATAAGAAAGGGGCCACATTGTGACCCCTCTTTTTTATATTGTTTCTAAGTTACTAACATATGCAACCATAGAGATGTATAACTCATTAACATCTGCTATCATAGCTGCAAGTTTCTGAAAGTTAGATCTAAAATCTTCAATCTCACTTTCTTTAAGAAAATATTTTGTTTCATCAGGTAACTGTACCAAGCTTAGTTTCTCTTCTAGTCTTGTTATTAGACCTGCATTAGTAGCAACTAATTGCTTTGTTCGTTTCTCAGAAAGTTTAAGTTGTGATAAACTAACACTATTACCAAACAAATTTTGAAGACTAGTAATTTGATTACTTAATCTAGTTATATCTTTCTCCATATTACTAATCAGATTAGTTAAATCAGGAGTATATATTAAAGCGTTTGGTACATGTTGACTGGCCATTATTTACCACCTTTTATTCTTGCTTTAATTGATTTAGTATATCCAAGATGTATTCTCTTCCACATCCATGGCATTAATTTATACCACCATTTATTATTTACTTTAATTCTTTCAGGGTCATTAACAAATCCCATTCTTCTAGGTGGCATATTTGGTACTGGGTCGCCACCATTCATTAAATTAAAAACAACCATTGGTAATTTTTTAACTTCTTTATAATAATCTTTTCCACCAACTCTTGGTGAACCATATGTAAATGTTACAGTATTACATTTAAGATGTTTAGATATATATCTTGCTACTTCTTTAACTATTGATCCACCTCTGGATCCACCACAACATATAATATTAGGATTTTGTATACCTGTTAAAGCTATATACTCTTTAATAGTTTCTTTTATTTTTGATCTGAATTTTTTGGCGGAGAAGTAAAATCCATCATGGACATCATCTCTATTTAATAGTTTGAGACCTCTAATATTATTAAGCCAATCTCTAAAATCATCACTTCCTTGGAAGTTAATTACTAATTTATCAGCTTCAAATGAAGCAAATCCAAAATCATTACCATCTTTAAATGTAACTACTTTAATTGGGTTCCTATTTTTTAAGAATTTATGGGCAATAGGATCATATTTACCTTTAATTTTATCACTACATAATGAATATTCCCAATACAATAATGCAGTTTTCCAAAAATCATTACTCTTTCTCATATTATGCCTCACTATACACTAATTTAGCACCCCTTATTACGGGTGTTGTCTGATTATGTTCTTTCAGACTGAATTGTAAAAAAATTGTTTCATCAGCATTTAAAGTAACTTCCATTCCATTAAGACTTAATGTATCGGCGTTAGCTAAATCAACTCTATGTTGCCAGTCATTGGTTGGAGACAACACACCATCTATTTCTTTACCTGCTTGTAATGTCACTTCTATAGGTGACTGATTATTAGTTATTAATGATTGAGCAGTAGGCCCATCGAAATAATAATCAACTGATACACTATCTAATGAAAGAGTTATTGGTTTATCTTTAACATCAAAACTATCGAATCTAATAAAGCCAGTCTTAGTTGTATTATCGAAGTCATTCATTTTAACATCAATATTACTAAAACCTATAACACCAAGCGTATCAGATGTAACTGTAATATATATTGACCCATTATATTCTCTTAGAGCAGTATATAATTTTATAGATTCACCTCTATTATTAAGTAAAGGATTGAATGTTCCATAAAGATCTCGTGTTACATCCCATTTTATACCTCTAAAATCTTGATACTCTACTTTATTTATAGACATAGCATATAAAGGGAATGGAAATAGTTCTATATAATTAAATCGTTTAGTTAATGCAGGAGGAAGATCTATTCTTATTTCATATTCAGTGTTAGGTGTAACCTCTTGGATCCAGAAGTACTTATTAGTTCCATCTAATGCATCATATGCTTCTGATTCTTGATCTATTTCAACACCATCAAGATACATTGTTACTTGAGGAGACACTTTACCATCATATCGTTCACCTCTAGGTATTTTACTATAAGAACCTATAGGATTTAGAGTAGTTAAACCATAACTAACATCATACAATAGATCACCTGCAGCACTTTTATTATTAATTATATTAAATGTAGAAGCATATGCTTTATCTTCTGATTCGAAATCTAATTTACCATATTTATTTGCCATTGCCTGGTATGATTTAATTAAACCTAATTCTATTCTATCAAGTTCACTTGTTATCTCTCTACTTCTAAGAAGAGCTCTTAATGCAGACTCTTCAATAGATTTAAGTTGTCCATTTAATGTAGATGTATCAAGTCTAGAACTATATTCTAATTCTTTAATATCTGGATAAACAGATAATGTCTTTCTACGATTAATTTTATTCATTATTTTCTCCTAATATTTATTTTGGCTGTAATATTATCTAGATATGCTGGAATTGGATAATCTACCGGAGCATAATCATTTCTAAGCACTACATATTTTGAAGATTGAGTATCTAATGTAGACTGAGTATCATCATATACACCTGAATAGGTTGTATATCCTTGTTCATTATCATACCCTAGTAGATATACATAGTGAGAGTATACATCTAGTATTGTATCGTTAAACTCTTCCATTAAAAAAGGATAAAATGCTCTCATTATGTTGTTACCTCTTCTTCATCTACATTCATTGTGAATTTGATTGATTCAAGTATTGGTGAGTTCTTTTTATGCTCACTTTTTAATTGTATTTTATATAGAAAACGATCAACAGTAGGATCATTTCTATCTACTGTACCATATTTAATAGTATAGAATGCTGGCAGATTCTCGCTAGTATTATAAAATAGATGACCTTTATTATTAGTAGTATCTTCTATATTTAATGGAGTACCATATGTATATTGTTGAGTATATATGTTCGTATTACTATAATTTGTAAATGATGGTGGATATGTACTACCATCGTTCCATGTTAAATCTTGTATATAACTATTAGTATCTAAATAATCACCATTCATAACAATACTTCCTTGAGAACCTGTAATATATGAACCTATATAATATCCAGATGCAGTGTAGTCAATGTATCTTCTTTTATAATGACCTATATTTTTGGTTAATTCTTCATCATTTTTAACATATGAAGTCTTTGCAAAATCATAAAAGTATCCTGGTATTAAATTTTTGGATGGTTCTTTAACAACAACATATTTATATCCATCACCAGTTTCAATTATAGATGCTCTATTATCATTTTCATATGTTGTACTATGTAATAGTATATCAAAATCTATTATTTTTACAGGATCTATATTAGCTACTATTTTAACATCAGCACCAACTTCTAAGTAATCATTACTATACGGTGCCCATTTTTCTGCAGAATATTTAGTATTAGGATCAGCAAGACAGAATATTTTTAATCTATATTTACCTTTTAATAAATCTATTGTTACATTTTCATTTGTAGGTGTTGATTCAGATACTAATTTACCATCTAAATCTTCAACTAATATTTTGGCAATTACAGAAACTTCATCGTCAGCCAGATGTTGCTTGATTATGATATTACTATCATTGTCAGCTATAATAAATCCATTCCAATATGATGAATATTTATCTTGTATTTTATAAGAATATTTTGTTGATACATCTGCATTAGGTAAATAACTTTCAGTAGTTTTAACCTGATCCATATTAATATACCATACATCATCTCTTTCCTCTGGATCAAAATGAATATCTACTTCTAATATATTATTATGGTTAACATACGATGTATCTCTGATCGAATTAACGATGAGATCTGCACTACTAGGTATTGGTATTTCAAAAAGTCCAGTGCCCGGCGGTGCAGAATCTACACCAGTTCCTAATGCTGGAATATGATTAAGTGCTTCACCATTAAATGGATTAGCTTGAGTAGTATTAATTTCCACATTATTTATTATTTCTCTGGTATTATAATTCCAGATCATATTATGTGGATAATAATCATCACTACTTCCTGTAACAGGTCTTGTTTGATATGTAAAAAGTTTAACTGTAGAATCTACCACGTTTTCATCTGATCTAAATTTAAAAACTTTATAGTATCTAATTCCATTAAAATAGAAATCAGGTACTGGATCTTCTAACGCTATAAAATCATAGCCAGATGGAGTGACTGATTCAGAATCAGGTCTCCACCAACCATTAATAGCAACTTTTATATCCCCAAATCTTAGAGTCCTCTCCTCCTCTGTAAGATAATAGTTAAACGGATAACCTGTTGGTTCTTCATAATCCATTCCATACATTAGTGTTCCAGAAGCAACTAATCCTGACATCCAAGGATCCCAATATGGATTACTCTCATCAACAACACCACTTAAAAACCATTGATCTATTGGTTGTGGAAAATCAAATTGAGGGTAAACCCCACCGTCATTTTGATATGTTGGATCACCAAAAAGATAATTAGCTTCCTGATATATAGAGTTATCGAAAGGATCATTGAATTTTGCCCCGACAAAATTAAGTACTTCTGGTTTTAGATTATCAGAATCATCAAAACTTTTGACTATTTTCCAATCAAAATCTAAATTTCTATAATCTGCAATATTATTTGCATCTGGATGATTTCTTATATCTGATAGTAATATATGTCTTTCTGGAAAATCAAGAACCGAATCAGTAACAAATGTATAAACATTTACTGATTCAGGAGATACATAGTTACCATCAATATCATTAAAATATCCTTCAATCTTTTTATCATTAGCAACATACACATCAGCTGAGCAACCATCTGGTATAAAACCTTTTGCTTCAACTGCCATGTTACCTATTACTGGTTTCTCTTTATCATATGGTGTCAGTTTAATTGAGTTAGAATAATATGTTGATGATTTATAACTTAATGATTCAAATATACTAAGGTTATTTAATATAATGAAGTATTCATTTGAGTCTAATAAGTCTGGTGTTTCTTTAATAAATTGAAATTTTAAATGTGTTGTTGTTATATCATTAAATTTAAATATAAGTTTATCATCTTTGATTTCTTGAACTGGAAAATCAGGAATGGTTTCCCAACCAGTATCTTTCTTATATTCAATTTTTAAATGACCGGTAGTATTATCAGCATCTAATGTTAATAATATACCATTGATTGTTCGTTCTTTTCGTGCTGGATCTAATTGTATTATAAATGATGATCGCATCTCTGTTGGTACGTCAGTCTTAAGTCTATAAACTAATCTTCTATCGTCAGCAACGTTAAGTATGGTAGAAGCGTCCGCATTACCAACAAAGCCATCTTCTACCAAGTGACCAACAAAGCCAGTATTTGATATGTCTAACTTTCTCTCATAGTAATGAGATAGATCCACAAGATTAGCCAATGAGTTAGGAATATATATTCTGCCTGCTTTTATATCTACAACTGGTGCTTTTGAATCTGGATCGGTTGTTGTTCTTGCAACATTAACATTTTGAAGATCAGTAAAATTTTCTGTGAATACATATTTAATATAATTCTCACCAGTTTTACCTGCTGCAATATCTTCTGCACGCTGTTCAATATTTTTTAGTTCTCGTTTAACACCATTATGTTCTTTAAGAGAATTAGTAAGTTGATTGAGTATATCTGTTGATTGTGATTCAATTGATTTATATAGTACGTCTAGATCATCAACAACAGAATCAAATGTGTCGTGTATTTCTTCTATAAATAAATCTTCTAGGTATGTTCTCTTAGTTATTGGGTCGGAGTTATCATCTGTGATACTATTAATAAGTATCATGATCTCTCGTTCATTTGGAATCTTGGGAGGACCATATATACCTGTTATAAAATTTGTGAAAACTTTTTCATATAATAAATCTATTTTTCTACTCATTATTAAACCTTAATAAAAGAATTTCTATCTGTAACATGACATTCATAATAATCTACAGATGGTGATATAAAACTAGTATCCGATAATGTACTCATATCAAATTCTATTCTTAATCTAAAAGAATAAACAGGAAAATCAAAAGGGAGCTCAGCTAAATCACTGGATAATTGCCCAATATTTAATCTATCTAATACAAAAAACTTAGGTACAAGATTGTCCTCTTCATCAAGCTCTTCAGCTCTAGTAATAGGTGATATTCTAATCCAATCCTGATTTTGAAATTGAACATAATATTTTACTAAGTCATAATCTTTCTTACCATGAACATTAGGTGTTTTTTCACCGACCTTCAACATAAATGTATATATTGGATCATCAACAGTATAAAAGTTAGATATATATATTCCCTGTTTAGCATATACTTCATTGACGGTAGCAAGATCTTCAATTCCTATAGAGAATCGTTTCTTTTCTGCTGTATCATCTTTAATAGCAAACTCTCTGCCTGGTTTTATACTGATACTATCAAATGCAATATCATCAAAATCACCACTATCAAAATCATCTGACGATGTTTTAATTTTTTTAGTATTAAATATTAATGGTTTTGGAGTTTTAACTCCTTCTTGATCGTAATAATACATACCAATATCATAAACATTTGCCGATGCTTGCACTCCACTAAGATATGGAAGGTCTAAAAACATACTATCTGTAGATGTACTAAAGTAATTACCAGATGCTGGATCCTCACCATCTACTGAATTAGGAATAATTATACCACTAGCAGTAAAAAATTCATTATCTCCACGAATCCATACAAAGTACGGTGCTGGATTTGAAATATCATAATTAGTTATTTCTCTACCATGAGTTATCCATAAATGTAATCTGGAATATTCTGCATTATCTGAGAATATTTTAGAAGTAATACCAATGTTTCCTTGTTGTGGTTGTGCGACCCGTGTCAAATACTCACAATCTATTATTTTAGTAAATGTTTCATATACTGGAATATCATCATCATCATTAATATGATTAATATAATATCCAAACTTATAATGTGAATTTTCTTCTTCAAGTGTAAAATTAAAGTCATGGTTATATTTTCCAGAAAGCACTTTTTCATCAACATAATATCCAGAATCTTGCACATATGTATTTAACTCAGCTGAGTTTTCTGGTGCAATTAAATATTCAAAGAATGATTCACTTAAACCTGCACAACTAGGAAATAATAATGTTCTTAACAGTATATCATCTGGAAGTTCTTCAGAAGATTGTACATTAATCATAGGATAACCTCTATCATTATATGTAGAATCAATAGTGAACGGTACACATTGAATGCCATTCGTTTGGATATTTATAAATATATTGCCTATAGATGCCATTGATTACCTCTAATATTCAAATGTACTTGTTGTTGGAATTTCATAGTTGATAGTATTACTCACACAATATCCTGTCCAATTGCCTGTACTATCATTAATAATTAAAAAGAAGGCCCAAATATCTTGGGTTAAGCTTACATTTATAGTATATGTGTTTTCGGTGAAAGTTCCATCCGAAGGTTGAATATAAGTTACTAATCCTGGAATTTCATTCCATATTATACCTTTAGAAGTTGGTATATTTGGTAATCCAGTACATTGATTATTCATCACTTGTGTCATATCACTAGTAATATTAGGATAGGTTTGTCTTTTAGCTATGGTATCTCGACCACTAAGTAATTGTTGTGCATCGAAAAATATTTTACGCAATGGACCATTTACTTGAGATTGAGGAACAGCTATAAGTTTTATTTCTTCTGGAGCAGGAACAAATTGGCGTTCTTTTGATTTCATATCTATTTCATTCTTACTTAATTTAAAATCAAATTTTACTTGCACATCAGTTATAGTTTTAAATTTACTATTTCTGTTATCAACTATTATTTTATTATCAACTTCTTTTAAATATACCATTTCATATGGTACATTTGTTGATAGATCTTTATCATATCTAATACCAGACATAGTTAATGTTGTATCTGATAAATCATAAAAATTATCATATGTTGAACATAAACTATTAGAACTTACTTTAATATCATCAGAAAGAGTTCTATAATATGCGTGTAATGTTAGATCTCTACCTATTAAATTAGCATTACCATATTCGAAGTTAAGATACTCTTTATCATTAATTGGTACATTTATTGTTTCATTATCTGTATTAATATATGTATATTCACCTCGAACATAATTTCCGGTGATATCTGATAGAATCCTAGGACTATTTCGATAACCTGATATTGGAAGAGCTGCCTTCCATTCTGGTGTTTGATATGATACATCGTGGAAATCATATCTAAAATAAGATTCATCACTCCATAATGCTGTACGAGATATTCTATCCCACATCGATAATCTAATAACTCCACTGATTATATAATCATCAGCAGCCAATGTGCTGCCTGTATTCTTATTATATTTATCATTATCGAAAGGTATCCAGAACTCTGGACCACCTGATTGTGAATCATTAATAACATATGATTTCATATTGTTGCCTCGTGTGAGTCTTGTTACAATCCAGCGTTCAAAATCTGATGATTGATTTACATGTTGAGATATAGTTATGTATGGTACTATTTCATTATTCCATAAATCAGACTCATTACCACCAGTATATTTAATATAAAATCCTCGTTGAGTATTGGTACCATCAAATCCAGGAATTGGTGAATCATCTGTTTTAACAGTAACAGTATAAGTTCCTGGTGTGATAATATTATTAGTATATTGCTTTATTATTGATTCAGTAACATAACGAGGATGACCAACATATCCTATATTAGTTTTTGTTCTTCCTTGATATAGTCTGTTTTCTACATCTGATGTAATTTTTGAAAAGTATGAATAGTTTCTTACACTCCAAGATGTTGGTGTTACATCATATAATGACGCTGGTTTACTACCAGCTGCAGAATCAGAACAAATATTAATAACTATATTACCAAGATAATAACATGGATATATATCCCAGTATGAGATTTCATCTGGAATTATTTTACGGGTTATGGCATAATTATAACTTCTAGTACTTTTATATTCTAATATATTATTACTATTTTTTAATCTGGTCGTCGAAGTGAACCGTGTACGATCCTTACCTTTATGGGTCGGATCATAATTTAACATTCTATTAGTTACTTTAGTAGGATCTGATCCTACATCTGAGCTTTCTCTATATGTAGTTTTATCTGAAATATTATCAACGTCATTAAATGTAAGTGTTTTAATTGTATTAGTTTTAGTATCTAAGTATGTAAATAACATTTCATTATTTAATGTAACTGGCATTATGTCATATCCCCGCTATCTAAACCCTGTATACCACCGAATTGTGAATTTTTATAATTCTTCCAATATTCAACAGTTGGAGTACTTGGTGTACGATCTATTCTTAATAATAAAGTAGCAGATTTAGTTATACCTTTTTTAATATCGTGTAGAAGATCATATGATACAGCAAGCATATAATATTCTTGCCATAATGTTATATCTATTTTATTTATATTATCTAATTGACTATATTGTCTGTGTTTACCAAGTTCATCTAATATATTATAATCAATATATTCTGTTGGTTCGAATGTTAAAGCTGATGATGTATCATAATATGCTACACGAATCACTGGTTTATGTGGCCATGTGTTTTTTTCAATTGAATCATAACCACTAACAACAACAAGTCTATCATTATCATAATCCATATAAGAATTAATTACTGCAATATTACTTGATGGTAATCTAAGTTGCGGTAGACCACTACCCATGAATGTATTTTCATATGGTATAACTTGAGTATTTGTATCAAGAGGTGAAACAGCCGAATCAATTTTATTTTGTTTATCAGCAAAAGGAAAACTTACACCAACAAGATTGTTATCAGTTATAATACCTGCCGATGTTTTAGTTATTGTATATTTAGCAACCATTGGTATAGACCACATAAAATCAGTAGT